TTATTTTTTCTCTTATAATTTTATAATGACAAAGTTTTCTAGAACTTCAACTGGTAAATATTCCGTTCACGGTAAAACATTCGAGCAATTAATCGGCACCCGCGCTCAAGTTTGGCACGGAACCGCCTACAAAACAACTGGAGGTCTTTGCAAGCCTGACCTTATCCAAAACAAGCACGGACGTATTGTTTCTAAAGCGAAACATTCTACTGCTAAAAGAGAGAAACGTTTAGTTAGAGCTGGGTATGGAACTAAGAAGGGTAAATTTGGTTTCGTTAAGTTGAACAAAACCTCTAGCAGACGCAGTAAGAAGGGTGGATCAACACCTAAACCAGTACCAATTTATAGATAAATATTTAATAAATATTTAATAAATAAATTATTTAAACTTCTATAAATGAAGAGGTTTCAATAAACTTCTCATAAACAATATGATTCGCACAATAAAATTTAAAATATTTTTCAAAATAGCGTTTACTAACTATAAACTTATATGAGTTTGTATTACAAAATACACAATAATAATTATACGCCGCATCAAATGATATTAACGGCAATTTGTTTTCATCATAAATAAACATAATTGACTTTTTAATATCATCTATCTTATTCCATAAATTACACGTTATATTTAGCACATACTTGTCTTCAATAATCTCAATATTCGGGAAAAAATGTTTCAATATTTTCAATACATTCTCGTCACTAATTGATCCATTAGACAAAATACTTTCGCTGTTCTTATTTTGCTTTGACCAATATTTAAATAGTGCACATAATTCATCCACTTCAATTTCATTATCAAAAATGTCTTCTGAAATAGTCGTATCATTTACAACGGTTATCGTATTTTCCCAGAATTTAATAAAATCACTTTCAGTCGGTAAATATTTACTAGTAATGTTAATGAAAGAATCGCTTGATTCATCATAACTATATTTTTCCTTTAAAATGGTTTTCAATGTGTTTGAATAAATCATATTTGGCAAAGACATATTTGATATAAATTGTTTCCATATATAATGGACATTTTTCCATTCTATTTTGCATTGCTTATTTTCAGTATTCTCTTTATTCTCTTTATCTTTATCATTTGAACCTATACAAGTAAAATAACTGTTACAAAAATTGGTTACTATATCTGCGGTTGAATTATGTTTAAGATAAAATGAATAATTTTTAAGTTCTTCATCCGCTTTAACGTTTAAATAATTATCCGAATTTTCATATCGATTTGAATAATGCGCCGCAATACATAGCAAATCTAACCCAATTTTTTTGATAATATCTTTCCATAAATCGAGTGAAAAACATTCATTGATTTTAATTAATCGACAGTTTTCATAACTGTGGTTCTCGTGATATTTAGTCATAAAATTATGCGTAGTATTTGTGTATCCAATTGATAAATAAGCAATATTATCAATTTCACTTAAAATCTTCTTGGTTTTAGGTGTGACTAAAAATATATGATTGCTATTTTTCTTGAAAATATTATCACCTATAATTGTTAAGAAATATTTTGCCTGATTTTTGCTAGTAAAAATACTGGGATACAATACATTTAACACATTTTGTATTGTTTCGGATTCAGGGATTGAATTTAGTAAACTGCGTTCTTTAATAATGCTAATAGCGTTTTTCTTTGTCTTATGTTTCCACTCTAATAATGTTCTATCTTTGGAGATCGTAGAGAGAAGTTTATGAATAATATCATCATCCTTTACGATTGAATAATTTTTCCCATTGTATTCGTAAAAGCAGTTATTATTTGGCAAATAATAGTATTGATTTTTGCTTAAAAATATTTGAATAAACATGTCTTTTTCATTTGTCAAGTAATTTGCGCGATTAACATTTTTTTCGCGCTTCTTGTACTCATAATCAAGATCATTTTGAAGATAACTTACGACTCTAGTCTGTAATCGTTGAATCATATATTCGTCGTCTTTGTATTTTTCAATTAACTCTGCAATTGAATTAAAACATTTTTCTTTTATATCATTAATATCTTTTATAATAGACATTCTAAGTATTATAATATTTTGTGTTTATATTGTTTTATATGTTTGGTTTAAATTAATATTTTTTATATAATTTTATATATAAAAGATGACTAATTATATTGATTATATAAATCAAAAGAAAAATATTTACACTAAAGTTACACCTGGCGAAGGACCTGAAGGACCTCAAGGTATACAAGGTATACAAGGTGTAACGGGACCACAAGGTGTAACAGGACCAATGAATTCAAATGTTTTACCACCAGGAGCAATAATGTTATTTGGAACTACCCAGCCTCCACCTGGATGGCTAGAATGCGATGGGTCCAATGTTCTTATTTCACATTATACTAACCTCTTTTTAGCAATAGGAAGTAGTTTTGGGAGTATTTCAGCCCCATATTTTCTTTTACCTGATTTACGTGGTTATTTTGTTCGTGGATGGAGTAACACAAGCACATTAGATTCGGGTAGAGCATTTGGTTCTACTCAAGAGGAACAACTAAAAAGACATAAACATATTGTTTCAAATAATGATAATGTTGATTATACTTCTGTAAACGGCATAGGAACTGGTAATTATAATACATCTAGTGTTTCAAATGGTATTGCTACAAATCAACCAGGTGGTGCTTTAACTGGTGATGGTACACAAGTGAATGCTAATGTGGCTGATAACGCAAATGTTGGAGCTGAAACTCGACCAGTTAATATAGCGCTAATGTATTGTATCAAAACCTAGATTTGAAATTAAATAATTATTTTTATTAAATTCTTATAAATTAATATTTATTTCATAAGTATTTAAAGATTAATGTAAAAATAGATTATAAATGTCTAATTTCTCTACAAAGAACGCACCTACTATATCAACAACTGGAAATGTTTTAACTATTAAAACCGTTCAAATTGCCCCTTTTAGAACCTTAATGACCGCCCTAAAGGATATTTTATTAGAGACTAATATCACTTTTCAACCCGATGGAATTCGAATTATTAATATGGACAAATCGCATACCATTTTGGCCCATCTTTACTTAGCAGCGCAAAATTTCGAATTTTATGAATGTAAGAAGGAGAAGATTATTATTGGTGTTAATATGTTTCATCTCTTCAAGTTGATTAACTCGATTGACAATGATGATACGCTAACTATTTATATTGAGAACAATGATTATGTCGACGGAATTGTGTCCCATTTGGCCCTAAAGTTTGAGAATGGGGAAATTAAACAGTGTAAGACTCAAAAGTTGCGTTTGATCGAGCCTGAGCCTGAGGAGCTAGAGTACCCAGATGTGAAGTTCTCTTCTATTATTAATTTGCCATCAGCCGATTTCCAGAAGATTATTCGTGACCTTTCTTGTATTTCGGAGAAGCTCGAGATTAAGTCGGTTGGCAATGAGTTGATTTTCAAATGTTCCGGGCAATTTGCTTCTGCTGAGATCCATCGCGCCGAATCGGATGGCAGTATGGGCTTCGTTTTGAAGCAAGATTCGTCTAAGATTGTTCAGGGCGAGTTTTCCCTAAAGAACCTCGGGTATTTTATTAAGTGTACAAATTTGTGTTCTCAAATTGAGATCTATTTAGAGAACGATTTGCCTCTCGTTGTCAAGTATGATGTAGCAAGTCTTGGTTCGATACGTCTCTGTCTCGCAGCCCTTCCCTCCACGTAATTTGACACCATTTATCGTAACAAATTATTTAATACTTATAACAATAATATTAAAGCATATTTGATATTAAATAAAATTGAATTATTTAATATTAAATTAAACTAATATAAATATTTAGGAACATATAATATATGCCTACGAAATATACTTTAGAACAAGTAAAAAACATATTTGAACAAAATAAATGTTCATTAATTACTGAAACATATGATAATCAATTAGGTAAATTAAATTATCTAGCATCATGTGGTCATACTAATACAATTAGTTTTAAATCATTTGTAAAAGGTAAAGGTAGAAAGTGTAAAAATTGTGCTTTAGAAATACCAAGTTATGAATTAATGAAATCTCAGTTTGAAAGTAAAAATTGTAAATTCAGTTATACAAAAGAAGAATTTGAATATTTTTATGTAAATAATAGACAAAAATTGAAGTATATAGCATCTTGTGGTCATGAAAATGAAGTAACATGGAAAAACTATAATGGGTTAAATCAAGGCATTAATTGTCCCTCTTGTGTTGATAAAAA